TGTTTTAGAAGCTATATCTTTTTTCTGAGTATCTGATATATTCATACTATCTAAACCAGGCGCCGTAATATATTTAGGAATTCTTTTTAATTCTTTATTTTGTCCAGATTCGGGAGTAGCGCCTGAAAATACTCTGCCGTCATAAGCTTCATAATATTTTCCAGAATATGGTTTACCGTCTAAAGTAAATTCAGTACCTCCAGTATTTAAATTTGTCACTACTCTAAATGAAGGATAATATCTAATCATATATTATTAGATTTTATAAATTCTAAAATACCTTTTGCATAAGAAATTCTATTAGTTATATCAACTCCTGGTACTCCTTCAAATTTTGATGTCCATATATTTACGGCAAGACTTAATTGATCATCTTTTATCTGTTTTAAAGGATTTAGAGTAGAATTTTTATACGGACCCTTTAATTCTTTTTCTATTAAATATTTTATTTGTGTTTGTAAACTATCACCACCTGCTGATTGTTGATAACTAAAATAATTATTTTTTCTAGGTCCTACCCATTGAGCTATTCCATATGCTGTAATATTTTTTCCTTGGTATGTTAATTTTAATGGTGTGTAACTATCTATTAGTTGGCCTTTAGTAGATCCAGCAAAAATTTCTGTTTTTCCTTTTTTAGGACCTTCTAAAAATGTCTGTCCTATATTCCAAGCATTGGGATTTAATCCGGATTCTTGCATTAAACTACCTAATGCACCAGCTATTGCAGTATCTGATAATCCTAATTTTCTAAATTCAGAAACTGCTAATTTAATTTTATCGGCGTATTTAGTAACTCCAGTAGGTTTTATTGATTCATAATTTGGGTTAATTTCATTATTTTCACTTACTCTGAATGTTCTTGGTGACGTATCTAAAACTTGTGGTTTTCCTATAAATTCATTTTTATTTTTTAAAAATATCATATTGGCTTTAACACTAGTATTCCAACTATTATTTTCTAGAGTGTGTGATAATCCTATAATAACAAATCCTACTTTATTAAGATGATCTCTAGGAACTCCTTCAATTTCTCTTGTAGTATATGTATATGGAAGTAATTCTTGAGGAATAGTAAATCCTTGCATCATATTTAATCCACCTATACCATCTGTATTAAAATTAACTGAAACAGGTATCATAGCTGATGCTCTAGTAGGATAATCATCATTTTTGATTTTTGTCATCTTATCTATATAGTAATTTGTGGCATGAGCTACATTAGTTTCTGAAGGATTTATTGTACTATAGAATTCCATTATAGCACTATTGAATTGATTTGCAGAAACAATTATTGTATCTAAATTTGGTTTTGTTTCTGTTTCTACTTCTTGCCTATTAGTTATATACCTATCAGAATAAGATTCATTTATATATCCTACAGAATCTCCGTTAGTTGATAAAGTAGATTTATTTTTAAAATCAGGATTTGCAGATATAGCTAACATATTACTTAACTTACTACTAATTTCTGATTTTATTTCTATAGATTTAGCAATAGATGTCTTACCTATTAAAGGAATATTTGTTGTATTAGTTGTCGGTATTAAAAATTCTTTTTCATCTGGTGGTAGTAGTTGATCATCTACTATTTGAAGTGTATTTGATTTATCATTATAGGATAATCTAAAGATATTAAAATTACCCATAAATTTATTTAAATCAGATAATACTTGCTCTAAAAAAGGTTTTAAAAATACTTTATTTGTTCCGTCTTTAGCAGCAAATTGTTTAACAGAATCTATTAAATAATCTATATTAATTAATATATTCATTATTTTTCCTCTATAAGGATTTGTTTCCTTAAATAGCGGTAATTGACCTGAAAGTGCGTCTTCTTTTTCTGGATTAAATAATGGAGTAGAATCTTTACTTCCAGAAGTTGGTTGTATATTATCTCCATCAAGTATATTTTTATCAAATAAAGTTTTATAATCCATAAAATTACCTTGAAAAGGAATTAAAACTTTCCAAGGGTTAGTACTTAATTGATTATTATTACTCAAACAAAAATTTAATTCAGGATTAAAATCTATATAAACTAATGGAGTTTGTGAATTATCTTTTTTTGTATCATATATAGTACATATATTATTTAATATCATTAATAGTAAACCAAAAGGAATATATACTGGATGATTGGTATTAATTCCTTTGGTTATTTCTTGACTTATATTATAAGGTACTGTATAAGATTTTAAAAGTTCTTTATAATTTACGCGTTTTATATCTTCTATTTTTGCTGAATTTGACATTAGGCTTGAAGCAAATCCATATTTTGCATACAATTGCAATCTATTTCCTGTCGAATCTTTTATATTATCTTGTACTAAATCATTTATAAAATTACTAAAAATACCATTAGAAAATATTTGAGATAAAAATGTTTTTCCTTGTATTTCATCTTGTGGATTCCATAATTCATATGGATATACAGACTGCCCTATATCTAAAGAATCGCCTCTATTTTTAATAGCTTTAGTTAAAGAATGTACTTCTATAGTTCTCAATATAATTTCTAAAGCAGATTGATATTTTAATGATATATCTATTTGTGTATTAAGAGGATCTGCAGTATTATTTTGATCTTCAAGAAGTGTTGAATTAGTTACATTTTGTCTATTTAAATCTCTTAATTTTATAGATGTTGCATAAGGTGTTAATATTTCTGTATCTTTTGCAGGTTGCGCAGAACTAATAATACTACTGTCATTGAATTTTATTTTTATATTAGCAGATACATTAGTTGTTACACTTTCTCCATTTGGAAGTTTAAAAGTAGATTTATAAGAATACTTAGTCTGTAATTTAAATTCATAACTGAAAAATGGCCATTCATTTACCACACCAAACATTTCCGGAGTAAACTCTAGATTAGTATCTGAATATAAAATATCTCCATTAGAGATTATCTTTTTTATAATATCTCTTCTTTGAGTAGCTGACAACTCTAGATTTGCTTTTTTAGCAGTATTTTCATCTTCTATAATTAAATTAGGATCTATTTCTATAGTAAAATAATATGTTTTACTATATTTGTTTTTATATTGTATTGTGTATACATATTTTTGTACAGGAACAATATTTATTTCTTTATTATGAATTTCAGTTTCTGTATTAAAAATTATTTGATAAAAATCTTGATCTACAGGATACGACGCATTTCTTTTTTGTTTCAATCCTACAATATCTAATGAAATATCTGTATATTTTTGTTTTTTATCTAAAACTAAACTACTAGCCCCTATTATATATCTTTGCGATCTTTCCATCGCATAGTCTAATTGATAAAACTTTTTTTTATTTAAAGATGTATACTGATCTAAACTATCTATTTTAAAATCTGCAGATGAAGGAAATACAACTATACTATTCCCAGTTTTAGCAAGTTCCTCTCTAAGTCTTCTATCAGCTCTTTCGCTATCTAAATTATTATTAGCAAATGCTATAGTTTTTAATTGATCGGCTGTAAAAAATTTAGCTGGGATAACACCTGGAATATTTAAAGCCAATCCATCGACTAAATTAGCTAATATATCATTTGTTGGATCTGGTATAGTAGATAGTAAAGGATCAGGTGGAGCATCTACAGTTTGGTTACTTATCTGTATTAATGTATTATTAAGATTTATAATTTCCTCTTTTAGTAATCCTGGTAATACTCCTGGATTATTAATTTTTATAGAATCTCCTAAAACACCTAAACTCATTATTTTTACTAGGCAATCATATCCACCATCTTGATTATAAGAAAAATTAAAATTAGTAACTATTCCAAGCATGGCTTCGTAATTACCTTCAGAATCCCTTGAATTTTGTGTTATTTGATAAAAAATTTCTTCTTTATTAAGACCAGATTTAAATGGATCTATACTATATAACTCACTTGATTCTATTTTATTACTGTATGCTTTATAAAAAAATGTGTGCCCCCATTCTAAAAACATTGAGAAACCTAGTTTAAAATATAAAGCATCAATAATATCTAATTGATCTTTATCCCAACATTTAAAATTAATTGTTGCTGCTCTAACAGATCCTAACTTACCTTGAGTTTCAATACTAACATTAGTAATACCTGGCATTGGTTTATAACCATATTTTTGAATCTCATTATTTCCCAATATACCGTAAGCTCCATCTTGTCCCAGACCTGATCTTAGTCCATAAGAATTTGTATTTAGGTATTTTGATATACCTCCAAAGAGAACAAATTTTTTTGATAATTCTTCAGGATTTTTTAAAGTATTATCTCCTATTATAGTTTTAAAATATTCAAAATCAGATTTTTTGTTTATATTAACAGATGAAACTAATCTAACCCAAGCACTTTTATTTGCTAAGTATAGAATATTATCATTATCTCTTAAATCTTGAGTATTTTGATTAGATCTAGTATCTAATTGATTTATTACCCATTGAGGTATTTGAGTTCCTAATACATTAGATATTTTATCAGATGCCATAACTATCTTGTGTTATTTGTTAATTTGTATTGATTTAATATGGCTGTAATATCATTAGGAATACGAATTTGTAAACCCGGTTCTAAATATAAAGAATCTCCTGTAAGTGCATTTGCCGAAGCTATAATCCACCAGAAACTTGTATCTCCATAAAAATCAAATGCTAATAAGTCTAACCTATCTCCTAATGTAGCTATAATATAATTATCATTTTCTGATAAAGGAATTTCAGGATAAATATTATTTAAATAGTACTGATCTCCTTTATCTTGATACTTTGTTATTTGTATATTTTGGTATCTTGATTGCATTATTATATATTTAATTTAGGTATAGAAAGGAGACCACTCAATACTTCTTGTCTTTGCCTTTCATCTAAAGTATTTTCTTCAAATTGACGTTCTAGATTTACTCTTTCAGATATACTAGATTCTTTTACACTAAGACTTAATCTATTAGTTCCTGTTTTTATTATAAAATCTTCTTTTGTATTAGCTATTAAAGCTACATTTTCAGATACAGCTGTTTGTTCTGTTTGTGTAATTTCATTATCAGCAACTAATGGATCTTGATATGTTTTAGTACTTTCAACAATTCCAAATGTTGATCTTTTTGGAAGTATATCCATAATAGGTTTAAATGATATAGATACATCTACTACTTGAGGAAGTTGAGCAGAATCATCATCTAAATTAATTTCCCAAGGGGTAGTATTATCTATAGTAATATTTACATTTTCTAAAAATCCAGGGACTCTATATAAATAATCTCCTATAGTCATCCTAACTACCGGAGCTCTCATAATACCTTGCTTAGAACTATAATCAGGATAAACTTGGCTAATTAAATTATTTAATTTATTATAAAGGGGTTTTAATTCATCTTTAGATCCTACAGCTATCCTAAAAGAAAAACCTATAGTTCTATCAAAACCTTGATATGTATAAAAGTTTTCGCCTCTACCCATATACTTAAATGAATTTAATTGTGCTGAATTATTATCTGTTATTCCTGCTGTTAAAAATGCTCTAAAAAATATTGCAGTTGAATAATCTGGATTATCATTACTAATTGCTTCAAAAACAAATTTTATTATATCTTGAGTATTATCTTTATCTAATTCCCATGGAGCAGAATCATTTTTAAAAGCAAAAGGATATAATAGATTCATCTTATCTTTGTAAGAGCCTGCAGCAACATAGAATCTTTTATCTACTGTATTATTTCCCCAAGGAACATAACTTTTATTTAATTCAGGAATAGTGTTTCTAAAATCTTGTATATTAGTAGTAGCAATTCCATTTGTTATATTATTAATATCCTGAACTCTTAGTTGATCATAAACCATAGTTCTAGTAGATTTTAATCTAGTTGTATCTACTACTCTCTTAATAGTTGTTACACCAACTCCATAAGTAGAACCAGGTCCACCAAGATATTGGAACATAAGATTTCTATTTAATGATATCCCAAGAGTATTAATTAAATTAATATCAGGAATATTTCTTATGTCATTAAACTGTGTTGGTCCAGTAGACATTTTTAATGCTGTTAGATTTAATAATCTATTTGTAGCTCCACTATTATTTATATTTTGAGCATCTACTATAGCATAATAATTTTTTTGAAATGGATTAAAAGGAACTATTCCATGTCTAATAGCATGGACTCCTGTACCTTGCACTCCTACTTGAGCTAAAGTATTTTTTCCTAAATTATAAACTCTTGTATTTTCTAATAAACCTGGAAGAGGGTTTGATTGATTAAATCCTACTAATGTATTACCTGTTTCCATTTTAGGATTAGATAATTGTAGACCTACTTGTTTATCTATAAATGCTTTTCCTCTAGGAGCATCTTCAAAAAATTTTTTTATTCTTGATTTATCTATTTGACTAGATAGTGTAAATGTTTGATTTCCTATTTGAAAATTTATAGCACCACCTCTAATAGGAAAATCTAAATTACCAGTTGAGTTAATTCTATAAATAGGATTAGTATTTCCAGCTCCTCCAATAGTATCAGGATTTAATACTACTAAATTTGCGGGCGGTATATTAGTTTGAATATAAGGTTGGCCAGATGAACCACCTCCTGGTCTATCAGATCCGTATTTTAAACTTTTTAAATTTGTCCTTAAATCTATTAGTGGCATTTAATTTAATTTATTTTATCCTCCAGAAGTCTGGTATTTCATTTCTCCTGTTGCAGCATCATAGTATACTTGATCTACTACTACGTCTCCTACAGCTTTTCCAGTAATAGGAGTAAATTTGAAATTATTATTTACAACGGTCGTAGGAGCTCCCATTTTCATTTTATTTGATGTATCTGTAGCAGTTGTTGTTGCTACTACCTCTCCTCTTGCTTTATTATCTCCTACTGAAATTCCTCCGGCACCCATTGATTTAATTTGAGCTCCCATATTTTCTGCTCCAGATTTTATACTATCAATAAATTCATCTGGTATTTGACCTAGCGCGACGTAATCAAGTCCTTCTAATATATAGTATGCTGCTTTTCCAATAAATTCAACTGCTCCTGCAAAAAAGTCTCTAACACCTTCAATAACTTTTTTTATATTTTCAGGTTTAGAAAGATAATCCATAAAGCCCTCTATTTTATCTATAATACCAGATTTTTCTATAAAATCAGCAAAAGATTGTTTTATTTTATCTAAAAATGATGCAATTTTTTCTTGTGCAGATGCATTAGTTAGCGATTGATATGCCTCCTCTCCTACTAATCTTGCTATTTCCTCTCTTGATTTTCCTTGGGCTTTTAATGCATCTACTTTAGCTTGTGCATCTTTAAGATCCTTAGCTCCTAATTTAGAAAGCATTTCTTGCTGCTTTAACATATCTGCCATCTCATTTCTACTCATTCCCATGGCAGCAGCAATAGATTCTTGCTGAATTCTATTCATGTTTAGAAAATCAGCAGAATTACCAACTTGTTTTGTTATTTCTGCGGCAGCAGTAGCTAAATCATTATTTAAAAATGCTTCACGAGCTTTAGTTAAATTAATATCTTTTCCTGTTAATAATTGGGCTTCAAATTCTTTTGATATTGATGATTCGAAATCTAAGAAGGAATCTGCAATTCCGTCTAATTGTTTTAATTCTAGACCCATTGACTTAACTGTAACAAGTGACTTAGTTAATTTTTCTGGGTACTTTGCAAATGATAATCCTAATACGCCTCCTAATGAAGAAGCTTCTTTAAGAATTTTTTGATATTGAAAACTTATTCCTGTTGCCTGTTTTAATCCTACTACTTGAGATAATACTGATTTTGTTAGGCTTTCTGATGATTGTTTTGATATTGTAGAAGCCTCAACTATTCCTTTTCTAGTTTCTAAATCTAAACCAGCAATATCTTTTAATTTAATATCAGTGGCTAATTGCTCTTTAGTTAATCTATTTGTAACTCCTAAAGCGTCGGCTAATTCCATTTGGGATTCAACCATTTTTTGAGAAGTAACAAATAAATCTCCTGATGATACACTTAAGTCAGCATATTCCATTTTAAGTTTCCTAGCTTCATCTGTTGAAAGATTCATAGCTCTAGCAAACTTAACTGTTTTATCTTGTATTTCTAATATATAATCAAAAGCTGCTTTTAATCCTTTAACTAAACCACCTATAGCAGTACCAATTATTGGAATTAAAGTTAGTGGATCGGAGAACATTTCTTTTATACCTCCGCCGGCTGCTTTTCCTAAACCTTTTAATTTATCACCAAAAGTTAATTTTTTATTTTCTTCTTGAAGATCTCTGGCTTTTTCAACCATTTCTCCGTAATACTTATCTCCTATACCTAATTTATTTGCAAAAAATCCTAAAGCCTTTCCAGATATTCCTATACTCTTTGATATTTCTTTTTCTATATCTAGTTCTTCTTGTAATAGATCTTTAGTTTTTAAAGCTTGTTTATTTGCTTCTATTGTGGCCGCGTATCTTCTTTCATCAATGTTTAAACTAGATTCCATTGATATTATCTGACCATCTAAAGCCGTTAATTGCTGTCCTAAACTATTAATTAGTGATCTATTATTAGTTAATCTAGCTCTTTGAATATCATTTTCAAGTTTTTTTCTTTGCTCAATACTAGTAAGATAGTTTTCTGCATTTTGTTTTTCTGTAGATGATAAAGACTGTTCAAATTGTTGAAGTTTTGCAGAAGTAAGAACTTCTTTTTCTTTTGCTTTTTGAAGCTCTTTCTGAATCTCTTTGGTATTAATTGTCTCTTTATTAAGAGCTTTTACTTTAGCAATAGAAGTTTCTCTTAAATCATTAATCTTAGTTAATAGATTAATAGACTTATTTAATTCAGCGTTAGAATCTTGTTGAACTCTTCTAGAGTCTCTTATTGACTGCTCTAATTCTTTACCTATATCTAGTGGATCTGCCATTTATTAGTATTACCTACAAATAAATATTTACTTTTTAGTTTTTACTTTAGACACAAAGGTACTTTCTTCAGATTTAGATTTTACAAAATCTGGAATCTTTAACTTATTAGGATCGGTCTTTTCTGTTATCTTCTGTCTTGATTCATTACGTACCTCTTCAACTTTTTCAAGATATTCATTGATTTTTTTTAGATTGAATCTACGTTTAGGAACATCCATGTTCCAGACTTCAGAGTAAGTGAAGCCACCTCCGCCATGGTAGGTGAGTTCAAATACCTCTGTCATAAATTGGGCTCTATACTCCTGTGGAGGGAAAAAAGAATTCGGCCGTCATTGGCAGGCCTGTTGACACCTCCGTACTGTCCTTTAGAATAAACATAACATTCATATCAATATCTGGGGTTACCTTTTCAATCTGCCTACGAAGCTCTATTGCGTCTCTGGATAGTAAATATCCTTGATCGACAAAGTCTCTAACTGTTTTTGTAGAATAGTCTCCATTAATAGAAAGGATCTGATGTTTTAATCTAGTTGAAATTAAGCCGGCTTCTTGACCTACCATTTTTTTCATACCTTTGATCTCTTCATCAATTTTTCTGTCTTCAGCTACTGAAAGTACTTTAAATGTGACAGTATTTTTTGAGTATGGTAATACGAAGGTAAATTCATTCTTGTTATTGAATAGGGACTCATCTAATGGCTTATATTTAAGATCTTGAAGATCTACATTCACTACTTCTTCCTCGTCTGTATTCGAGTTCTTGTACTTAAAGGAGTAGTCTTTACCATAAGCTAGTATTCTAGCTGCAATAAGAAGACCATTTCTATCACCTAAAGTGAGATCATCATAATTAATAGGAGACTTAATAAGTGATTTAAGCATTTTTTCAATAGCAAGGCCTTGACGAAGTAGATTAACATTCGTAAGAATGTCTTCTTCTCTTGCTGTCATGTACTTCATTTCAATTTGTCCTGATGATAGAGGACTTTCTTTAGGGTAAATTAGACCTTTTGAAGGTAGGTCTATCATTTCTGTTGGAATCGTAAACTTTTGTTCTGACATAAACTATGTATTTATATATAAATATACTAATATTTAGTTTTTTAAAATAAAAAAAGCCCCTAGTAAGGAGCTTCTTTTTAAATATTTGTTTTTTTCTATTAGTAGTTAAACACTTAATATTATATCAGTAGTTCAAAACGCAATAATCCATTCCTATTGAGATAGTTAATTCAGTTGGATCAGATGTTGACCAGTCATAGCTTCCGAAAGAGGCTTCTTTAATGAAAGCACCTTTAATAATCCACTCACTTACAATATCACCTACTGGACCGATGATAGAAAGGTTTAGGTCTTTCTTATAAAAGTCAGAGTAACCATCACGACCAGTTACTGACTCATGGTGAAGACGTACCCATTCCATTACAGCTTGTTGTCCAGAAGGAGAAATAGGGTTATAAAGTGCTAAAGTCATGTCTTTCCACTCAGCTTTACCTTTGATCTTACGATAAACATTAATATGATCTAATTTGATCTCGTTTAAAGTAACACCAGGAGCATCAGCTTTTTTAATCATATAAGATGGAATACCATCTATATACATGACAAAGCGATTTGATACTGTAGGTTCAAACGCCGTAAACATTATCTCATTCGGATCGAGGACAGGCATATTGTTATAATTTATCTTGTTTAATCAATTTTGTGATGTATGACCTTGATTTATTTAAATATTTTGCTAGTTTATTTTGTGATTCAAATTCTATTCCTTCATAAACTATTTTTTTAGCAACCGAAGTAGTTTTTCCTTTCCAATACCCCTCTTTTCCAAAAAACGGATGTTTATCTCCAATTCTACCAAAACAAGGGTTATTCTCACCTTTCATTTTATCAGCGTGATCAGGCCTTTTTTTATTATAAAAAGGGTGATTCTCTCCTGATGTAACTAATCTACACTTTTCTTTTGTCTTATCTGTGTGTCTATATCCAACGGTACCTTCACCTCCATCAGTCATATTAACTAAAGTGCCAGCCTTTTTATCTCTTCTACCATATAGAGCTATAAACTCTACTTCTTTCTCACAGGCTTCTTCCCAACTCAGATCATTAAAAAGAACTTCTACGTCGTAACCTTTCTTTGATATATTTTTCCAAGCTCTTGTTCTACCTTTTGTTTCGTAAGCTCTATCTTCAGACTCTCCTATTCCTATGTAAAACGGCTTATTTTTATCTTTTCTTATATGTCTGTAAACTATTGGCAATCTACTTATAAATATTCGATAACGAATTATTTTATATATCCTTTTATTTCTATTACTTATTTAGCTAGTTGAATATTATCTTCACTAGCAGATGTTCCTCCACTTGTCCAAAATTGACCTCTTTCATCTTCTGGTTGAGTTAAAAAATACATTGTTTTACCGTCTTGTTTAAATGGTTTACCACTTCTAAGGTTAATTTTTCTAGGAGTTTTTTCAAATTCACCATTTACTTTAATATAAACTTTATCACCGTCTTTAAATTTACTTCCACCTAATCCAAATAACTCAGTTACCGCTGGTGCTTCTTCACCTTTTTCTGCAGCTACAATTGCTTTTTCAACTTCGGCTTTCTTTTCTTTAGGAGCATTTGATTTTTTAAGTAAATTCAAAGCACCTTTAATACCTATTTGTTGAACGAGTGCGGCAGCTGCAGTAGCTACTGGTAAGCCAACACCTAATGCTAATGTAAGTAGATCTAATTTTGGATCTACTCCGTAGTACTCATTGATATTTTCTTCTACATTTTCATTTACACCTTCCATTTGTTTAATCTTCTCATCAAGTTTAGCTTTAGCAGCTTTTAACTCTTCAAGACTACGAGTTTTCTTTTCCATTTCTGTATCTTTTGTTTCTTTTTTTATTCCACTTAATGCATCGCTAGCAGTTTTATCATCTATATCAGGATTGCTACCAGGTACATAGTCTATTTCTTCTACTTTCTGCATACCGTCTTTAGGAGTTTTCATTTTCTTTTCCTTTACTACAGAATAACCAGCGCCATAATTTTGTTTTTTGGCTTCATTCAATGTTAACTGCTCTTTTACACTTTCATATAAGTGAGCAGGTACTTTAATTCTTAGGATTGTATTATCGTTCATCTTAAATTTTATTTATTTTATTGGCCAAATGAAGTACCAGTTGGAAGAATGTTGAAATCAAGTTGAATGAATTCCGCAGTCTTTGTTGGTTGTAAATAGATTGTACCAACTAATTGATTACGATCTACTACGTCTGGTGTGTTATTAGTTTCATCCATAACTACTTGGAAAGCGTAAAGACCTTGTCTTTGTTGTACTGTTTCTAAGTAAGGATTAACTTGGTTTAAGAATTTATTACGAGTTACTTGAGTATTTGGCTCGAATACAATTGTCTCACCAATTTGACCAATATAACTTTTAAGGGCAATTAACAGGCGTCTTACATTTACTCTATCAAGAGCAGATGGCTTTTGTTGAAGTGTCTTTTGTCCATAGATTACTGTTCCAACACCTGGGAAGGTTGCTATTGGATTTACTTTACCTTGATAAAGCGTATTCCTATCATTAACAGTTAATTTTCTTTCTGGCTGAAGTACTGTAGATAATGAACCTCTGTTCATACCTGCAGGTGCAAACCACTCAGCAGATACTTTATCATTGTATTCATATACAGCTGGAACTAATGTAGAAGCTGG